TTTGCCGATGCAGAATGTGAGATTGTGTGAGTATTGTATTTATTATTAATGGTATAGGTGTAAATGTGAATTTTTGGGTAACAAAATAGTAACAAAATGGTGTTTGAGTGTGGTTTTGTGTGGATGACACTCTTGTGAGATGTGCAAATTTAGCGAATTATTTTGGAAAAATAGTCTTTTGGCGGCTTGAATTCGATTTCTTCGCCTACATTCCGGAACATTCAAAGGAGCGGGCCTGGATTGTGAGCCTTGACAATGGCAAGGTTTACGTTTGCGCGCATCGGATGGGCAATGGTATTAGTCCAGGAACTTGATGCGTAGTTTGCCCTTGGCTGCATATCGCAGTTGCGCATATTCTTTGCTGTCAACATTTTTTAGCCCCGCAAGGGTAAGTTCTGTTTCCATATTTCCTGCTACTTGCGTTATTTCAAGCAATTCTGCGAAGTGGAAGCCGGACGTAGGGACTTCAACAGGGATGCCGTCGCCAAGCATTTTTTTGATATTTTCAAGTGTTGGTTTCATCGCGGTGTCAAAGTTTGAAGTCGGGGAAGGAAACATGCCCGGGCGCGACACTGCCAAAGTTGGCGAAGTCGCCGGGATTAAAGGCTGATGAGTTGTGGACGTGCAGAATAAAGCCGTGTTTTTGAGCGGCTTTAATCATTCGCGTGATTTCCGGATTGCTGAACTTGGCGGCGTCTACGGGGAGTATGGCTCCCTGTTCGATTGCGTGGATAAATTCTTGTTTTGTCATAGGACGATTTTTTTGCAAAGATAATTTCTGTTGGGCTGATTGCAATGATATCTTGTGGGTTGTGTGACATCCTCGGCTTTATGCCGGGGCAGGGGAGGGAAATTTTTTTCTCTCACGTGCATACGCGTACGCGCGGTGAGGGGAGAGTATTTTCTTTTTATTTATTTTTCTTTTCTTTTATTTTATTTATATAAAGGAATCGGAAGAAATGCCTTTTTCTTCGGAAGTTATGTTCTTTTCTTCGGAAGTTTTCGGAATTTATAGGGGTTTCTTCGGAAGAAATGGGGATAACTTCGGAAGAAATGCTGTGAATGGGTGTGTGGTTGTGATCGGATTTTGGCGGAGGATTGGTTTATGCCGGGCTTTTTGAGGGTGGTGTGAAGTGGTATTTTTGGTGCATTTTTCATCAAAAATTATCAAAAGGGGAATTTATGCGCTTTTTTTCGGATGTAATGGGGATTATTTGGGAAGATTGGGGAATTTATGTGCTTATTTTCGGAAGAAATGGGGATAACTTCGGAAGTTATTGGCATAAATGGGTAGGTAATTTTGAACTTTTAAGGGGGGTGGCGTCTAAATTTAGAGAATAATAGAGGAGTTTGTCGTTGCCCGGAACGAGGCAGTGCTCGGCATGCCTTCCGCAAGTCGCAGGCCTGCGCTTACTGGCAGTCGTTGTCGGCGGCGAGGCGGGCGAGCCTTTCGGCTAATGTCTGCTTTTCGTCGCTGATGGAGACATCGACTGATGTTGCTTGCATTTGTGGGGTGTGGTAGCGCAGGAGGCGTTCTTGTATGGCGGCGCGGTCTTTGGGATCCATGGCGGCGATGTCGAGGTCGAAGCGTGATACTGTGTCTCCGATGGAGGCGTGGAGTGTGGCGGCGAGTTCGTCGTCGTCGATTGTTATGTTTGGCTCAAAGTAGGCTACGGATTGTTTGCGTAGTGTTTCTTTGAGTGGATTGGGTTTGTTGGGGGTGCCTTTTTGCCGTCCTCCCGTCTTTTTTCCTAATGCCATAGTGTTATTTATTTCATCTTTTGCCATCGGTGCATGGCGCAGCCGGAGCAGGCTCCGATATGCACCCTTGGGTACGGTAATCCAAAACTTAAAAGGTCGGTACAAAGATAGTGCGCTAACTTAGCTGTGATATTATAAGTTATGGACTAATAAACCAAATCATTATATGGGCATTTTAGGCAGCGCAATAGGCGGAATAGCAGGTATCGGCGGAGCAATCTTCGGCGGTATCAGCGCATCAAAGGCCATGAAGAAGGTTAAGAAGAATATCGAGAACCAGCAGGCCGAGAATGATTCGTGGTACAACCGCCGGTATAACGAGGACGCGACACAGCGGGCTGATGCACAGCGGATTCTGACAATTACGAATGAGAATATTCGCCAACGCAACCGCCAGGCGGCAGGTACGCAGGCTGTGATGGGCGGTACGGAGGAGAGTGTCGCGGCGACGAAGGCCGCCAATGCTTCGGCGATTGCTGATGCCACGGGGCAGATTGCGATGGCCGGCGAACGACGCAAGGATGCCGTTGAGGAGCAGTATATGGCCCGTGATGCTCAGCTTGAGGGTCAATTGAATAATCTGGAAATTGGTAAGGCTAAAGCTATCGGACAGGCCGTGCAGGGTGTGGCGCAGGCCGGAGCCAATATGGCAGGACTTTTTTAATGTGAATCTATGACAGACGAAACGACAACCCCGGTATGGCCACCGACATCAGCCGCACCTACTGTGCCATACACTCCTGCGCCGGCCACGCAGAACAATGGCGATGATAACGAAGAAGAAACAGGCGTTGAGAATGTGAGCTATGATAGCGTAACAAAAACAGGAGCGCCGGCCAATCCCGCTACACCGAAGCAAGCGCAGCATCAGGCATTGTCGCTTGTTCCTGCTCAATATGACGATGGCGAAAGATATAGTGCGAGCAATTATGCGGAACTTATAGAGCAGTTGCAGCAAAGGATGTCGGAAATAAGGCCCTTGACGAAGGAGGAGATTGAAAAGAAGAAGCGGCAGCAGCGCACAGAGGGGATTATATCCGGAATTTCTGACGCGGCGCAAGCAATCTCTAATCTTGTATTCACGACGCAGTATGCTCCGGACATGTATAATCCAAAGGAGGGCATGTCGGCTAAGGCGCAGGAACGTTTTGACAAGGCAAGGGCGCAAAGAGATGCCGACGATAACCGCTATATGAACTATGCCCTGCAACTGGGCAGGGCGCGTGACGCTGTGGACGCTCTACGCGGCAAGGAGCGACAGCAGAGCATCGCCTTGCAGCTCAAAGTGAATGAGGACGCACGGCGGCAGGCAAAAGCTGTACATGATGCGGAAATGGCAGACATCGACCTGCAAATACGTATGGGCAGGCTTGACTATGAGGGCGCACGCGCCCGCAAAGCGGCAGCAGAGGCACGTCTTGCCGAGGCATACGCCGAACATGCCGACGAGAAGGTCTTGTCGGAAATCAATCGTAACAATCGCGCAAATCGGGGTGGAAGCCGTGGTGGCAATGGCAGTAATTATCGAATTCGTAGACGCAAGCCCGACGGCACATACGAAATACGCGATGGATTCCGAAATGCGGGCGAGGCAAAGAATTATGTCGGCACACATAGCGATGAGGGATGGGAGTTTGTAACTACTCCTGTAAGGACTGAGCATATAGATGTTTACGGTGACAAGACGGTGACGGTAAAGGATGAATCCTCAGCACCAACAACGTCCGGCACAGATGGCAATAATTCAAATGAACATTTCAATATCGGTTGGTAATCATTATGGCAACAAACAATATAGAGCAGAACCGTAGAAAACTGTATGATGCGGTTGCACCGCGTATCGGTGACATCGGAACGTGGAATGAGTTTAATAATAAACTGAACGATGAGTCCAACCGTCGCAAATTGTACGATGCCCTTTCTCCGCGTATCGGCGACATTGGAACATGGGATGAGTTTAATGCCCGAATCTATCAAGCCCCCGAGCCGGAGCAGTCTACACAACTTGTTCGGCAGGTTCAGCAACAAACTCCTGCCCCGACTGCCACTCCGCAGCCGGTTCAACAACAGCCTGCGCCGCAGCAAGTGGCAACACCTCAATCCACTACACCGGCCGCGCCCAAATTTAAGGCCGGTGATACGTTTACGTGGAATGGGTATAATTTCCGACTTAATGGGTTTGATGAGGATGGCAAGGCTAAGGTTTTGCTTGACGGCGAACTGATGGAACGATTTATGACAGTCGAGCAACTCAACGAGGGGCAACCGTTCACGGCATGGACACCGACATGGCAGCAACGCGCCGCCATGCAGCAGCAGGTGGACCGAAGTGTGCGAGAGTTTGAGGCCGGAACGGAGGCTGGACAGCAGCGGTTGCGGAATGTTATAGACTATAATAACAGTGCCGCGGGCTTACAGGGCAAGCCGATGAAGGGGCGAATGGTGTTGAATCCTGTCACGGGCAAAATTGAGCAGACTTTTATCACGCCTTATGGGGATGAGACAACGGATGAGAATGTGGCTGAAAGAGCCGCGCAGGAGTTTCGCGCGGAGCAGTTTGCAGTGTCGTTGCCGGGGCGTATTGTATCGACGCATGAGCGTATTGCGCAACTTCGTGAAGCGATAGAAAAACGCACCGGAGAATTGGCCAAGGCTGCGGCTGAGCGTGATTCAGAACGTGGTGTGCTTGACCGGATTGTCGGTGGAATAGCGAGTGGGGAAGGCGGTTATGTCGACGACGGGGGTTATGCCGAGAGTTTGAAGACGGACCGCGAGCTGAATGTGTTGCGTTTGTCGCTAAGGCAGGCGCAGGAGAGCCTTCAACATCTTGAAAATGTACGCGGGCAGCAGGAGCGAGACAGCGAGGGGAGCCGTTTCTGGGGCAATCCGTTGTTAAAAGTAGCCGCCGGCATAAATCCTATGGCAGGTCTTTTGTCGACGGCGGCCGAGATTGCCGGCGATGATTTTGTGGAGGATTTCGCCAAAGGCACTATGCAGGCAATCGGCGATAGCCGTGCCTGGGATTTTGGTTACGGTGATTTACGCGACGCGGTGGCAATGCACAGCATAGCGTCTAAAATAGAGGCTAAACAGGAATTGACAGAAGCCGAGAGGGACGCCATGATGGATTTGGCCACCAATCAAGCGGTGATGTCGCAGTTCGGCGACCTTGGCCGCGGCTATCGCTGGGGCGATATTGCGGGTACGTCGCTTTCTTTTATGAAGGATTTCATGCTGACGGGTGCTTTCGGCGGCCTGTCGGGAGTAACGGCACGCGGGGCTACAGCCTTGGGCACTCGCATTGCATCGAATCTTACGACGCGGGCAGCCACGGGTCTTGCCAAGCGTGAGGTGCTATCGAGGGTGCTGGAGCGCGGGCTGCTGCAATTTGTAAAGAATGAGGGCATGGCCGGTGTGGGCGCTTTGCTCAAGGAACAATCGATTCCGTGGGTAGTGAAGGCTATTGGCACGACAGCTGATGATTTGCTTGTGCGTGCTCCATTGATGGTGAACACGGTTCAAGGGATGTCGACAATGGCAAATGTCCTTGAGAATAAGGTAGGCCGTGCATCATATAATCCCGAAACGGGTCAATTTCTCTTTAAGGACGGCACGACATGGAGCAATGCTGCATGGCAGGCGGAGGCAGACCAAATAATAGAGGATTTTTCCGAGATGTGGGGCGCGCATTTGCCGGGGCTTGCAGAAGCGACAAGGGCGTTGGGCGCACGCGACCTTACGGCTGCTATACTGCGCTCGACGCGCGAGGGTGCCGGAACCGTTATCTCCAAGGCATCGAATTTTCTAAAGCGTGCCGGTGTCGATGGATATTTCGGCGAGGTTGGCGAGGAATATTACGGTCAGGCATGGCGCACGTGGCTTGGGCTTGATTCTGCCTATGATGAGAATGGACAAAACCTTTTCAAGTCGGGGCAGTTCCACGGCGACATTTGGGGTGGCATGGCCTTATCGGTGGGTTTGACCGGCGGCGGGGCAATGGTTGTGAACAGCGGATTGAAATATGGCGGCAAGGCTGTTGACTATTTTGCTCTGCGCAATGCGGTGAACCGCACCGACCGCCGAGCCGGCAATGTGTTGACTTCGGATGTGTGGGATCCCATGCGCACTGTGATAGATGCTACTGACAATGCCAATATCGGCGAGTTGGCCGAACAGGTGTGGAATGACGGGACTATGACAGCCGAGCAGAAAGGTGCGGTGCTCGATTATATGGAGGCGTCGATGGTGATGCGCGGACACAATTTGCGTGAGTTTGTGTCGCAACAGTCAGAAGAAGAACATCAGGGACGCACAGCTATGGCAGACGCATATGTCGAGGGTATGAATATCGAGAGCGCCGAGGACCGCAACCGTGCACGGATGAGTCTTAACTATGAAGCCGAGCATCTGCGTGAAGTGTTGAATGTGGCAGAGGACGCAAGTATTCCACAGATGCTTTCCGCCATGTACGGCACTGACGATATCAATACCATTGTTACCGCCTTGTATGAAGATAAGACGGTTGGCGAGGCAGAGCGCAGTGCAATTGTGGATTATCTGAAAGCGTCGAACCGATACAACGGAATGATGCAGGCAGTAGAAGCCAGGATTAAGGCAGATGTGGAAGAACAGGAGGCGTTTATTGAAGACAATAGCGACCACTCGGACAAGGAAAATCCTGTAATTCGTCCTGCCATTCTCAAACTTGACAATGAGCAGGTATTCATCATCGGCGGTAATGTGCAGATGTTGCCTGATGGGTCGATGGTGGATACGGCCAATTCGGACAAGGCTATCTTTATACGGCGTCTTGATGGCTCGCTAGACACGATAGATGCTGCCGATATTTTGAATATTGCAGAACCGGAGAGCACGGCATCAGCGAAGAAGCACATGGGCGATGAAACGCGCGATAGGGTGATGTCGGAGTATATGGCCGAGATAAACGGCACGATAGCAGCCAACCCCGGCGATATTGTGCCCGTACAGGTCGGCGAGGATATTATCGAGGTGAAGGTTGAGCAGAATGACGGCAGTAATGTTGCGGTCACTATGCCGGACGGCTCGCAGTCCGTTGTTCCACTTGCGCAGATACAAGATATTGCCAACCGGCAGGCAGAATCCGCTTATCGTGCTGAAATCGAAGCGTCGAAAACGACCGAGCAGCCGTCGGAAGACTCCGAACCAATCATTGAAAACGAAGATGAAGTAGCCGGTGGCGAGAACGTATCCGATGAAAGCGGCTTGACTTTGCCCCGCGACAAGGGATTGTTCCCCGAAGAATACGAAGCTCCTTACAGCGGTCAACGTCTTACTGCCTCGCGCTATATAGAGAATGGCGACTACAACGGTATGGTATATGTGAATCCGGAGACGGGTATGCCGGATGTGGTTGTTGCGGCTGTTGATGATAACAGTTATGTTGGTTATTTTCGTGAATATGACAGTAACGGAAATCCCACCAACGAATGGAGTGCGAAATTTGAAAATCACAGCGGCGACCGTAGGGTACACGCAGGGCTGATGCAGACGGCGGCACAATTGTTGCCGGCAGGTCATGAGTTGACCGAGCACACGAGTGTGTCCACTGACGGCTTGCGGAATCTTGCCAACCAGTTGCGTCATGGGTATGCGATGCAAACCAATGGAGATGGAACAGTAAAAGGGCGCTGGGTTGCGGTTAACGCGGCTTCGCGTAATAACGACTTGGGTTTTGACTACTCGGAGCGTGAGTTTGAGAATGTCCATGTAACCGAGGAGCAGTTTGCCAGGGCCAAGCGCAACCTTGCTCCGTTTATGCTTGAGCTCGGCCTTGACCCAGATGCGGCTATCCGCATGTCTACACAAGAAGATGGCCGACGTGTTATTGAGGTTTTTCATCCGACGCTGATTTCTACCCGAGAGGAGGGTGCGGAACAGGAGAATGGACCGGACGTACCCGCTACGAAAACCGGATTTGAACTTAATGACGACTTGGTTTTCGGCGAGGGCACGGATAGAAGGCTTGAGGGCGCGCATGGCCGTATCGTAAGCATTGACCGAAGCGACCCTACGGAGCCTCAATATGTAGTGGAATACACAACGCCCAATGGCGACACTCGCGTGATGTATAAGACCGTCGAAGAATTGGCTGAACTGAAAGCATTTGCCATCCCGAATACAGATATAGAGGATGTTTCGTGGGAGTCTGAAAATAAAGATGTATCTTTGCAGGGAGAAAACATAAATGAAGATGGAAAAAGACCTGAGCAAGATAATGGTGGGGGCATTGGGACGGAAGGAACCGATGCCCGCAGACGAGTGGCTTCTGACGCAACCCGAGGAATGGCGACAAATCGAGACCGAGGCTATATACGAGTGTATGAGCAGGGGCTGGCCGCTTCACGTGGGGAACATTCAAATGACCGCGAGAGAGATCGACGCGAAGCGGAATCCGAAAGGCTGGTAGGGATTGCCCGGGAACAAGGGCAGTATTTCGACAAGGAACGACAGTCGGGACTTGGAGACCGACAGTCTGGGCGCTCGGGCGAAAGCGAAGTATATATCAATAAGGAGGCCAGAAGAGTATATAAAGTAAAGGACCCGTATGCCAAATCCCCGATGAAGGGGAACGTGCAGGTGGAGGATGCTATATATGAGCATCTTGTCCACAATAAGTATTTCCCGGAAACGGCTTATGGTTTTGAGGGTATAAGCGATGATAACGGCGACTTGCGTGTAGTGCTGTCGCAGGATTATGTTGAGGCGACCCGACAGGCTACGAAGGAGGAGATTGAGGCGGCTCTTGCGCAAAAGGGGTTGCTGCCGGAGGGTAATTACCGTTATGGCAATGATGAGGTGTCGGTGACGGATGTCACGGGCGACAATGCTCTTATGGGCGCCGACGGTAATGTTTATTTTATTGACCCTATAATTGATTTCAAACGTCCAGTAAGAGAGATTTTAGAAGAAGTAGGGGAGACTGGAAGTTTGGAAGTTGGGGAGGAAGCCCAGGCTCAAGCCGGAGGCATGAGTTCCCAAGAGACAGCTTTGCAGCGTATTCCTCGTGATGAGAAAGGTGAGCCTATCTTTGAGCAAGCCGAGACACCGGAACTTGGTTGGGATGCCCTTGTGGAATTCCGAAGGGGTGATACAAAAAAGGCACAGGGCATTGCCGATGGCATGGTCAAGAATGCCAAGGATGCCCACGATAAGGCTCAAAAACTCAAACCCAAGGGCAAGACCGTAATGGAGATGAGCGAGAGCCAGGATCGGATTGAGGCTCAACAAGCCCAAGCCGCCGCTATCTACGACTATTGGCAAAGGGTGGCCGCAGTGCAGCAGCAGCGGGAAGCCGAGGTCCGAGCACAGGCGGAGGCAGTGGAGGCTGTGCGCAAGGCGCGCGAGGAGGCTATTGCCCGAAAGGAACGTGAGCTTGATGAGATGCTTTCGGATTTGTCGGAGCCTATGGATGCCAGGGAGGCTATTGCCATGTCGCTGTTGGGAATGATAAGGCGTAGCGGCGGCGAGCGTATCGGTATAACGCCGGAGAGCTGGCGCAATGAGATGGGCGGCTTGTCGGAGGAGCGTCGGGGTTTGATGCCGGGTATGATTCGAAAGAAGGAGAATGGGGGCATCAGTATCGCGCAGTTGGCTAACAGGATTAAGGAGGATGATACGAGCGGATTCCTCCATAATATGGAAGACCAAGACATCCGTGATGAGTTGATAGACTTGTTGCTGTCTGAGAGCAATGGCGGACTGCGTGAGTATATTATGGACCGCCGGCGCCGTTTGCTTGAAAGGGAGCGAGAGGCGGAACGCAGCGCGCTTGAAAGCGAGTATCAGCAGGCTTATCATATGAGCGTTGATGAGTATGAGGCTTATATCGATGAGCAGGCTCGTGAGTTGGAGTTGCGGAATAAGGATTTTGATATTTCGGAATATAATGGTATCTTAGCGGACGAATACGAAAAGTACAGACATGAACATGACACCACAGGAAAAAGCGAGACAGATGGCCGAGGCGGTGAAATTCTGCATAGCCAAGGGTCTGCTGAACGAGGAGGAGAAGCGGATGGCGTTGGCCGGGAGCCGCGAGGAGAAGTTGCGGATAGGCTGCCGGGCGATATTGAAGCGGCAGCTATGGGAGAAAGCCCGGCAGGAGGAGGACAAGGAGACTTACAACCAGTTGATGAACGGCAAGGTGATTTACAGTCGTCCGAGGCCGAAGAATTAGACTATCAACTTTCAGACGAGGTGGACGAGAATGGCCGTCAGTTCGTACTAAATTCTAAAGGAGATATTGAATTTGGTAGAATAGATGCGTCTACCGGTCTAACCGAAGCTCCTATCCTTTTGAGCGAGGGAGTTATAACAAATCCCAAGACAAATGATGGTTATGGCCTAATCCATATAGAGGCTCGACATGGGGCGCAAATTCGCTCCAACGGCTACAAGTCTGTTCTTGAATTCATTGAAGCGGTAGCTCAAAACTGGTCTATCATTCGAGAGGGAAAAGATAGGGATGGCAACCCCACATATCGTTTAATTGCCGTTGATACCCATAATAACACTCTTATGGTGGAACTATCGGGAGACGGAACCTATTGGAATATAAATACCGCAGGAATTTTTAAAAGTTCCTACGGTAAAAATAATAGGGAGATATATAACCGCCATACTACGGCTAATCAGTCTACCGAAACTAATGGAGTATCGCAGGGTGCAGAACAAAGCGGTACAACTGCCCCCTCCGGCATGAGTACTCCTATATCTGACGGCAAAGTTAATAATTTGTCAACAGAAAAACAAATTTCGGGTGAAGAAAGTTCTTTGCAACCCTCTGATGACAAGGGCGTAGAACTTGAACAACCGTCTGTTCAAGCATCTGTTCAAGCCGCATCTGCCGAGGTGAACACCGAGCCGACACCGGCACAAGCCGAGGCTGCACCCAAGGCTAATTTGTTTGGTTACTTCAGTGGTACTCTACAAGAATTGATAGGTAAGGCAAAAGAGAGTGCGGCGGGTCTTATAAAGAAAATCATAGCCCCTGTCAGTGAACGACTTCGCAACGACCTGTCGGCAAAAGGTATCGAAGTAGACGGAGATTATAAGCATGTGATTGACAATAATGCCATTCGCCACGCACTGAAGAATCATGGTGGAAGCCGCGAAGAAAAACGAGGACAAATACCTATAACTGATGATGATTTCGAGAGAATCGAGGACGTGGTAGCAAATTACGATACGATTGAAGTTGAAACGGGAAAACGCGGTAACGACAATATCATTTACTCAAAAACATACGAAGATGGTACGACAATCTTCGTAGAGGAGAAGCGAGACGGTCGTAAAGAACTCGCAGCTGTGACGATGTGGAAAAAGAAAAATCCCACACTCACCGACGCTAATCGTACAGAGACAACGCAAATTTCGGATTTGGATGGGATTTCTGAACGCGAAGTTAGTGAAAAAAACGGAGATGTGCAAACGGTTGGTGGATATTCGATTGTATCAAAGCCCTATACAAATAAGCAGGGCAAGACGCTCGACACTTATCTCGTGACGTTTGACCGTGATTTCTCCAAAGAGGAGATGTCGGCATTGAGAGCAAAGGCAAAGGCTCTGAAAGGTTGGTATGACCGTGAGACCAAAGGCTGGATGCTCCGCAGTGAGGCAGATGCGAAAGCATTTGCCGAGGAGGTTATGGGCAAGAGCGAGGACGAGATTGCGGACGAGGCTCCGCTTAGCATGGAGGATATGCGCCCGGATGATGAGGCAGAGAGCCCCCGCGTTTCAATGCGGGGCACGGTGGCCGATGAAGCTCAAGCAGGAGGCATAAGTTCCCAGGGTGATACAGTGGTGGAGAAGAATGGGTTCAAGGTTGGTGAGCAAGTGTGGTACACGCGAAACGATGGCAAAGGCAAACGTGAGCTTGCCACTATCGTAGACTTCGGAGGAGGCGCGGATGTGACGCTCGACACGGGTGGCGCTCCGGTAATGTATGAGGCCTGCAAATGGTCGCAGATAGAGAAGCGTGAACCTGAAGAAGCGGACAGGCTTATAGGTTGGGATGAACCCGGACCTGATGAGAACCCTTTCTTGAATGTGGGTGCAACCAATGCCGGGGAAAAGCCTGTGCCTAAGAAAAACAAGTGGATTAGCGATGAGGACGCGGCAGAGTTTGACGACCTGCGCAGCAACCTCCGTTCACATCTCGGCGCAGAGGGTGATATTGCACAAGAGCCGGAAGAAGAATATGGGCATAAAAAAAGTCCACAAGGAGCAAGGCAGGACTTAACCACTTCGTCCTTGCAACCGGTGGACGATGCAAAATTACGCAAAATATCTGAAAATTTGCGAGCACTTGCGCAAAAATTTTCAGGGAAGACCGACAAACGTGGTGTATTTACGGATTTGGCTAACGCTGTCGGAGCAAAAAAACGTACATCCAACAGTTCGAGCGATTACGTGCGATTGGTGTTGCCGAATATGGCCACAGTAGAGTTACGCATTAGCAATCATAATGCGAATGCGTCGACATTTGCTCAAAATGGCAATTATGAAGGCAATATAAGCATTGTAATAAAAAGCGGGAGAAGCCGCAATACGTTCCGCGCACATCCGGAGGTTGAATTGACGGAGTATGTCTATACCACTGAGGCAATCAAGGCCGACGATATGCTGCTTTCGCAGGTAGCGGAGTCGCTGCGCCGTATGATTGAGACGGGTGAATATGTTGACCTAAGTGGCAAGGCGATAGTGAATCATTCGCCTATGGAGAGCGATATTGTGCGTGAGGATGGGCCCAGTTACGGAAAGCCTCAATCTAAGCAAATGGATGTTGAGGTGTTGCGCATGGGTACACGTATGACCTATCTGATGATGAAAGGTGGTCTGCGCAAATTCTCCGACTATGCTGAGGCTATGGTTGATGAGGTTGGAGACGCTATCCGTCCGCATCTCAAATCTCTGTATGCTGCCGCGCAGAACATGGAGGAGGTAATGCAACTTGGTTGGGATGAGGAGATGGACGACCGCAAGACTGTGAAAGACTTTGATGTCTATAATTTCGACAAGCCCGGTCCGAAAGACATTATTGAGACTGCGCAGCATGTAACCCAAGAGGAGGCCTCGCAGCAGCAGACCGAGAAAATAGTTCAATCCTTAAAAGACCAACGTAATGAGCAAAGAAAACAAGAGGCTGACAAAACATCAGCAGATACAGAAATTGTTGCAAGCCAAGCAGAGGCTACTGCAAGTGAAGTCGAAAGTGAACTCGCAGATACAAGAACTGAGGAAGATGCAGAAAGACTTAATGAAAGCCTCGACAAGGAAATAGAGGAGGTAAACAAGCAACTCGCCATCCTCGGATACTACGAGGCCGACCAAGTTGATAAGGACTTTAACGAGGCATACGGCTACATGCGCAATGCTGAGCGCAAAGCGACACAGGATGCTCACCGGCTTGCAACACAATTGGCCGCAGACCTCGGCATAACCCTACCCACCAAAGACAAAGTCAAGAAAGGAAAACATCATGGTTTCGGCAGCAGCGTGGCGCAAAGCAATCTCGCACCGGCAGGTGGAGAGATACACATCAAGCTGCCCTTCGGAGGAGGAAGGGAACTATCCGTTGTATTATACATGGAGCCAAACGCCAAGTGGCTTGCCAATGGACGTGCAGACCGTCCGGCAGATGATTTGGTATTCAACGGAGGATACTTCCGCGTGGAGAATCCTAACGGCAAAGGTTTCAATGAAAGATACCTCACGAGCAACAATGAAATCAGTGACCAAGTCACCTATGACGAACTGCTTGCCGACATACGTAGAGCGACCCGACACCTTCTACCAACCGAGGTGTTGAAGCCATCAGAGCCATTGACGCGCCAACCGGGAGAAGACTTGGTGGATATGGCTGAGCGAGTAACCAAAGACCGACAGCCGAAAGAGCTGGCAGTAAAGCCCGAGCAGAGCATGGGAGACCTATTCGGAGGGTTGTTTGACGAGCCGAAATCCGAGACTGACAAAGTTATTGTTGATGCAGTTGAGAAAGACAAACCTGCCGCGCCTAAGCCGAAACCTGCGAAGAAACTCAGCGGTGACTCCGCAGAATATCAAGCGCAGGATATAAAGGAGCGAGACTTTGTGAATGACCTCCGCGTCGAGATGGTGGAGCGTATAACCTCGCCGAGCGGCACACCGCTGACAATGGCCGAAGTGCGCAAAATGGCGAAAGAGTGCGGCATTACCGACATATCGGCTACCGACCTGCAAGAGCTTGTGGAGCGAGCCATAAGCCTCAACGCCCGCACCATTGCCGAGCAAGCATTGGCACAAGGCAAGATAGACCCCAAAGAAGCATACGACCGCATTGTACGCTTGTATGAGATGCAGCCTAATCTGACCGACCGAGACAGTGAACGAGTTGCCAAACAGCAATACTCCACCCCTGTGCCTATGGGCTATGTGATGAACCAATTTATGTTGTCGAAAGGCTTCAAGGGTAAATCACTGCTTGAACCGAGCGCGGGCAACGGCGCACTGACAATCGGTGTGCCAATGGCGATGTGCCACGTCAACGACATTGACGCGCGACGGCTGGCCAACCTCCGTGGAATGGGCTTCCCCCTCGTTACCAATCAAGACGGCACACTCGCATTCAAAGGCGAGTATGACATGGTGGTAACCAATCCTCCCTTCGGCAAAATGACACCGAAGCAGTATGGGCCATTCTCCATTGAGACGCTTGAAGGACAAATGGCAATCAATGCACTTGAATCACTCAAGGATAACGGACGTGCCGCAATCATCATTGGAGGAGCAATCGGCAAGTGGCCGACACCCTACCGGGAGAACGGAAGTCTTGAGAGACTTGCAGATCGTCAATTTTTTGGCTATCTTTACAGCTACTTTAACGTGGTTGACATCATACCGATTGACGGCAAGAAGCTCTACTCACGCAACGGCACCGGCTACAACGTGCGTATGATTCTTATCGACGGACGGCGCAGAGATGCCGAGGGCAACGTAATACGAGAAGTGACTGCCGATAACCGCGTCTATCCGCCTGTAATGGCGGAAGCACGCCCCGAACCTGTAACCACATACGAAGAACTTTATAACAGAGTACAAGATGACATATCACGAATTTCACAAAGAGTGGCTGACGCTCTACCTTCTGATGGAGGAGGGCGAGAAAGTGAGCCGCGAAACACTGCGCCGGACACTGGCCGCACTGATAGCCCAAGAGGTGGAAGAGTGCAACAATCCATGGGAGACAACGAACATGGCAGAACTCGAGGACAGTCAGTGGGGAGGCCTTCTGCAAGTGCAAATACCGACCGATCCGGAAGAGTCGGAAGCACAGCAAGCCCTACTGAACGACCTGCTGAACACCGAGGAGATGCATACCGCGCTCCGATGGCTGAGGGACGAGGAAGCAACAGCGGAGAACGCAATGGAGGAGCCGCCAACGCTGATGGCCCTGTTGTGGGGAGTGAAGCTGACCGAGTGGGACAGCGGAGCAGGAGTGGGAATCAACGACTGACTCCACCCGAACAGCCTGTAAAGGTAACACTCACTGATGAGAAAGTAGCCTCACCGCATATCAGCGAGGCCAATCACCTTATGTCGCGTATGCCGGCGGCTCAGGCTATGGAATTTGACGCTGCGCTCAAAGGTCTTGAGGCACGTCACGGCAACATTGACGAATGGCTCGTAGACGAGTTAGGCTACGCTAATACCTCCGACCTATGGCGAGCACTTGCCGCAGAGCAGGTAGAGGGAGTTGCAATGGCCATTGACAAAATGGAGAGCGAACGCGGCTTCATAATCGCCGACCAGACAGGTATAGGTAAAGGAAGACAAGCCGCCTCCATTATCCGCTATGCCATACGTCAAGGCAGAAAGCCAATCTTCTTCACACAGAAGCCGGGACTATTCTCTGATATGTACCGCGACCTCTGCGACATTGGCAGCACAGAATTGCGCCCGTTCATATTCGGCAGCGACAACGATGCCAACATCACAGTCCGCGACAAATATGGCAACGATGTTACAGTATTCAAGCGGCCGACCAAAGCAGAGATAAACCGTGTATTTTCTTACGTGGAGCAGAATGGAGAGTTGCCACCCGAATATGACTATGCCGTAATTACATATAGCCAAATCAGTACCGGCACAGTAGAATATGACATGGCGGCAAGCGATGAATATGGCAAACCCAAGCAGAAAATCAAGAGCTACAAGGGTGCAGTACCTGCGACAGCCAAAGCAGGTCAACGCCGCCGCAACATTGTAGAGCGACTTGCCGAGGACAATTACATCATCCTTGACGAGAGCCATACCGCAGGTGGACAGAGTGGAACAGGCGGCTTTATGCAGACAATCATAAGCGGAGTGCGCGGCGTAACCTACCTTTCGGCCACTTACGCCAAACGCCCCGACAATATGCCGCTCTATGCCATTAAGACAGCAATCTCAGAGAGCGGAGTATCTACTAATGAACTGATAGGCGCAGTATCAAAGGGAGGTGTGCCACTGCAAGAGATTATGTCGCGTCAGCTTGTGAAATCGGGCGAAATGGTGCGCCGTGAGCGTGACTTCACAGGAGTGTCGATAGACTGGGTTGAGACCGACACAGGCAGAGCCGAGGAGCAGCGTCAGCGGTTTGATGTGGTTTCGCAAATTTTTGCCGACATTATGCGCTTCCAAGACCAATTTGTGACCCCTGCAATAAAAGACATCTCAAAAGACCAAGCAGCGTTGGGAGGTATTGCCGGCCTAAAGAAAGGCACAAAGGCCATGGGCGTGGACAATGTGCCATTTGCTTCGAAGCTCTACAACATGATACAGCAGTTGCTGTTTTCTATCAAGGTAGACGCAATCGCCGACCGCGCAATCAGAAACCTCGAAGCGGGCCGTAAGCCAATAATCTCCTTTGTGAACACGATGGAGGGCTACCTCGAACTTGCACAAGAGGAATATGCCGAGGGTAAGAAAGAGATGCCGACATTGGCATTGAGTCTACAGAAAGCCCTTGACGGCGTTATGCGCTACACAATAAAAGACGCTGACAACAAAGAGACCCACAGCACGCTCGACTTATATGACATGGCACCGGGGGCGGTTGAAGCCTACAACGCCATTATGGCTAAAATCAGGGCCGTGTCGGAAGATCTGCCAATCGCCCCGCTCGATGCTATCCGCATGAAGATTGAGGAGGCGGGCTTTACTGTGCGCGAGTTGAGCGGACGCACGTTGGAACTTGCCAAGGACAAAGACGGCCTCTGCATAATTCGCAAACGTGGTGCTGCCGACAAGAAAGCCGCTGCCGCAGACTTCAACGACGGCAGTGTAGATGTGCTGCTCATAAACAAGACCGGCTCGACAGGTATATCACTCCATGCAAGCGAGAGGTTCGGAGACAAGCGACAGCGTGTGATGATAGCCGCGCAGTTCCAGCCCGACGTTAACGACGAGGTGCAGATGCGTGGTCGTATAGACCGCACCGGCCAAGTGCTGAGAGGTGCATACGAATACCTGATGAGCTGCATCCCCGCCGAGCAACGTCTTCAAATGATGTTCAAGGCTAAGTTGAAATCGCTCGACGCCAACACCACATCGTCACAAAAATCCTCATTCAACGAAATGGAGATTGTGGACGTGCTCAACAAGTACGGTGACGAGATAGTCTATGACTACCTAATGGAAGAGTTGGCTCTCAACGCCGATATGGGCAATCCTTTGGATCTTGACGAGAAAGAACAACATAGGGAGAGCAACGGTGACAATACACCCAAGAAAGAGGGAGGCGCACCCGAAGGCTTTGCAAGAAAAGCCCTGGGCCGTCTCGCGCTTCTCAACATACAGGAGCAGGAGCGTGTGATGAGCGAAATCTCCGACCGCTACCTCAAGAAGATAAAAGAACTTGACGAGCGCGGCGAGAACGACCTCGAAATCACCTCACAAGACCTCAAAGCCAAAACACTCTCCAAAGATGTATGGGTAGAGGGAACAGACCCCGACGGCGACAATGCATTTGCCGATAACGTTTATTGCGAGCAAGTGGAAGTAAACATCCTTGCCAAGCCTATGAAGCTCGAAGAGGTGAAAGGCTTTCACAAGACAATGCTCGACGAGGCCGGCGTATCGACATGGGAAGAATTTGTCAGCAAGAAGCGTGACGAAATCAATGCCCACTACGACGGCAAAATTGCCGAAGTGACCGAGCGTGTAAACACCAACACACAGCAGACCATAGAACGCCGTCGCAAGAAGATGACAGGCGACCTAACCACAGCGAGGGCTAACGGAAAGAACAGTTACACCGACGAGCAGATTCGTCAGTTGGTAGAAGAGAAAGTTGGCCCCGAAGAACTCCAAGCCGCACAGGAGCGCATAGAGCGCGAGAAATCTCGACTGAACTTTCAACGCAAAATGATGATAGACCGCATGGAGCGATTCAAAGCCATGCAGCCAATAGCCATACCCGAAAATCTGACAGACGAGAACCGTATGAGTCTTGAACCGTCAATGGGAGTACTTGTCGGCATTAAGTTTGACAAGAAATTCAGTCTCAGCGGCACACAAGCCATCTTTGCGCCACTTGACGGACGTAGAAGTGTGTCTATAACTTTCAAAGAAGCCACAACAGCCTTTGGACTTATCGGGCATTCAACGCTGATGATACGCGACATGTTGAGCAATTTCGACATAGAGCGCGATTGGAATAACAGCATCAGCAAAGACACCCGCGAGGTAAGGTACATGCTCACCGGCAATATCCTCCGCGCCTTGGTTGACAGCCAAAAGACCGAGAAAGCGCGAGGCCGCATCATGACCTACACCACTGAAGATGGAGAAGTAAAGACCGGCATTCTTATGCCGCCTAAGTTTGAGCCGGGTGACTTGCAAAGCGAAACCCCTATAAGCAATATGGCTGATGCCATACGCAAAGGTGTTGAAGCGAAGTCAAGCAACGGAGAGGTGATAGTGCGCCGTTCGCAAGGATGGCGTGCCGAGGGTCCGTATGAGCTGCTTGTGCCGAAGTCAAAAGCCAAAGGAGGGAAATACTATCTTGATGACCGCAAACTGCTGAGCCTTGTAGTAAGTACATTCGACTTACCTCGTAGCGGCAACAATGCCGTGGCCTACATAAGTGAGCAGAATCTTGACAAAGTGCTGAAACACTTGTCGACATTCCATAAAATCTCCGTGATGCAGCAGTCGAAGTTGGGAGTGTCGAAAGAAAGTGGTAACTTTGCCAAAGAACCCATAAGCAGATATGAAACGGAAGAAGGACAAGAAATCAGATACACGAGTGAGCACCCGGAAGGTTACGGCGGGTTATTCGACTTTGACTTCGGCGGAGAAAACGCAGGAGGCCATGAAGATGATAGCCGGGCCGGAGCCGATGGTGTACGGCTCGAGGATAATCCCGAACGACGAGAACCTGGTAGTGGACTGAACCGGGCCGCGGGCGAGTTTGCGCTTGTAGAGCGCGTGTTCAAGGAAACGGGAAGATTCAGTTTTACGAGCGGAGAGCGGATTGAGAGCGCGGATGATGTTGCTTTTATATTTTCTGCTCTTGAAGATGCCGCCAAAGAGCATACATTTGTAGTGTATGTGAAAGATGGCAAGCCTACGGTAGTGGAACTTGGCATGGGGTCGTTCAACGCCTCGATAGCGGACACGCCTACCGCATCACTTGCTTATCAGCGTATACGCCCCGATGAGGTGTATTTTGTGCACAATCATCCGAGTGGCAATTTGAAATGTTCGCCGCAGGATGCACAGTTGTTGCGTAAGATGCAGGATATGTGCGATGTGCCTGTACATGGCGTGATTATCAATCTCAAGACGGGCAAGTATGGCACATTTGATACCAGGGGTAAAAGCGGAGAGGGTGTAAAGCGCGTGCCGGCTAATGAGAACGCGTTGACAGTGCATACTCTTGACAAGCAGATATTCGCGCCTGGCTACGACCCGATGTCGCAGCCGTTGGTGCGTGGTTCGCAGGATGTAGCAGCGTTCCTCAATTCGCATCGAATGGGTGACCGAGCCAAGGTGTCGTTCTTGATTCTGTCGCAAGGGGGACGTATTGTGGGTAATATTCATACGCCTTTCACAGAGATAACTACGGGTGTCAGAGACAAGGCGCGATATATCAGCGAAAAAGTAGTGCAGTTCGGTGGTGCCACTGCAATCTTGTACGGAGATTTTGGCATGAGCACGACGCGCGGCACGGGTTTTCGCATGCTTGCGGAGCAGATGGAGAAGGTTGGCGGAACGAGGCTGCTTGATGTAGTGGAAGTGGAGGGCAACCACACCCATAGCGCCAACGATGATGGTTTGCTATATGAACCGGAAAGCGATTATGGGGCATCTGATGGCGGTGTGCTTCGTTTCCGTGCGGCGATGACGCATACGCCGGTTGAGTTCGACGAGCAGGTGCAACAGGCCGTGGAGCAAAACGGCATCGTCACTCCAGGCCTTGTCGGTGGTGTTGTGCCGGTAATAAAGGTAGGCCGGCACCAATTCAATAGGGCAAGACCTATTGCAGAAGCACGTGTATGGGCAAAGTCGCACATTGTCGGTGAACATATTCTGACAGACAGTGCAGGAGCGTCTGTGTCTTACACTATCAGTGGTCGGACTGTTGAAAAATATTTGAGTGAGACTGCGATTGGCAAAAGCGACAATCTCGGTGTGCATCTTGCAGTTCTTAAACAATTACCAGAGGTTATAGGTCGTAGCATTGAGGCAGAAGTTCACCCGGATTATATCAAAGGAGAGGATGGTGTGCGTCGACCTGAAAATGGTTATAATCCAGATGTATTGGTGCATCGGTTTTATGGAGCCGTTGAGATAGACGGGAATTTATATCGAGTAAAAACCACTGTTATCGAGAATGGCCGTGTACAAAAAAATAAGCCCCACAGCTTTGAAGTATCAGCTGTGGAACTTATAGAGGAGCCGTCTGTAAGCCGGACAATCATGGACGCATCAAACGTCCCCGCTTCTCTTACCAACGACCCAAGTGGGGCCCAAGCATCTGCATCTTCAAATTGGGAAGGTGCCCTTGGGACTGCAAAGTTACTGAAAGGAGTTGAGAAATCCTACGATCCAGGGAAAAAACTTTTGGATGAGAGCCGTATGGCTGATGCAGATGCTATGCGCGGCCACGGTGCGGAGCTTGCCACACGGCTGCATACGTCTGTGCGCTTCATTGATGACGTAGGCGAAATTTCCGACAGCGACAAGAAGGTTGAGCGCAAAAAGCGCAGTGCGAAAGGTTGGTATGACACGGCCACCGGCGAGGTTGTGATTGTGCTGCCAAACTGCGAGAACGTGGCGGATGTGGAGGCAACCATCTTTCATGAGATTGTAGGGCACAAAGGGATGCGCGATATTATCGGAGAGAAAAGCTTCGGACAATTTCTGCGTGAGGTGTACGACCATGCAAGCAAAACACCCCGAGCAAACATCAATGCACTTATTGCAAAGAACGGATGGAATGTGGAGCTTGCCACCGAGGAATACATAGCACAATTGGCCGAGAAAGGTTTTGAGGATATGGAAGCGCAGGAGCAGTCGTTCTGGGCGAAAGTCAAAGCCAGAGTGCTGGACTTCCTCAAACGACTGTTCGAGGGACGCAAACTACCCAAGAGCGTAAGTATAGGCGACAACGAGATACGCTATATGTTGTGGCGAGCCTATCAGCAGCGAACCGACAGCACGCTTGTGGGCGAAGCCGAGAACGTGGTTATGCAGAAGCGACTGGGTGTCGGTGAGGTTCGTTATTCGTCGGAGATTTCGAATGTAGAAATAATGAACCGGCGGTTTAATGACGAACTGAAAGAGCAGATAACAGGCAAACTTGAGACAGGGCACATCTACCAATTGGGGATGCCTGGTGAAATACTTCGAACAGCAGGCTTTCCTGCGATACCGATAGAGATGTCATCGACGCGCTTACATGAGAAATCACAGCAGGAGAACCACAAGTTTGAACTTTCGGATGTGGTGGATTTAGTAAAGGCGTTGAATGCGCCTGTTGCCGTGTTTCATTATGGGAACAGTGCTATGAATGTAATAGTAGATGTTGAAAAAGGAGGCAAGCACTTCCTTGTCGGAGTACATTTCAAACAGTCGCGAGAAGGTGTTGAGGTGTCTTCGGTACGAGGCATATTTCCAAAGGATAATGCAGAATGGCTGAATTGGATATCACAAGGTAAGGCTACCTATCTGAATAAAGAAAAAATCCAAACCTTGATAAACCAACAGCGAATCAATCTCGCTGACGTAGAGTATCTCGATTTGGATGATGTTGCAAAGGTATTAAAAAACTTTGAAAACACAACAATCAATAGCGAAGAAAGTTCGGAGCGTTATCGTTTTCGAAGCGGCAATTATACAAATGCCCGTGAAGAATATGAGGACCGGGTGCGCACGATAGACGAACGTGACAAACGCACGGGCGAATTTCGCGAGGATTCGCAGGGCAACAAGAAAAGAGCGAATCGTGCGGCGATGTGGCATGAGGCTTATTTCGACTCCATGGCATCGCTAAAAGCATTGCAGGAGGCTGTGGCAAATGAGACCGGCGACCCGATAGAGCATTTTGAGAATGCCTATTGGGCGGAGAACCGGATGAGCAGCTCCAATCAGGCGCAGATCGATGCGTGGAAGGGACGCTATTATGAGCCGCTTATGACGGAAGTGGCGGCACTGTCGGGTCGTGACATGGACGGATATAAAAACTTGCTCGACTATATGATGGCCAAGCACGGCCTGGAGCGCAATGAATATATGCGTGCGCGGGCAGATGCCAACGGCGAGGAGACCGAACGAGACTTTGCGGGACTTACCGCGCTGTTCGACCTGATGCCGCAACAATGGGAGGAAGCCGAACAAAGAGCGCAAGATCTTGTGGCGGCTTATGAATCGGCGCATCGGACCGCACGTCTTTGGCAGATGGTGAACGCCGCGACCAAGGCTACGTTGCAGAAACGGTATGAATCAGGGCTTATAAGCAAGGACGTGTACGACAGGATAAGCACGCAATATGACTACTACTTGCCGCTTAAAGGCTGGGCCGACACCGTGGCCGGAGATGTGTATGAATATGCCGCAGGCACATATCATCTTGGTTCGGCATTGCATATGGCTTTTGGCCGCGAGAGTATGGCCGACGACCCGATTGCTACGCTTGCGGTGGATGCCGAGCGCACGATAATGGAGGCTAACCGCAACTTGATGAAACAAGCGTTTTTGAACATGGCCATAAATCACCCGACAAGTTTGTTGACAGTTAGCCGTCAGTGGTATGTGAGACAGGCCGACGGCAGTTGGATGGAGGCAAATCCGCAGATACCGGCTGATGCGTCTGCCGATATGGTGAATTCGATAGTAGAGCAATTTAACGCCCAAATGGAGACACTGGCGCAAAATGGAGACGCAGTAAGACGCAGACAAGGTTTGCAGTTGGAGATGCGCACCGATAGATATGAGCAGCCGCAGCATATGGTTACGGTACGGCGAGCCGGAGAGACATATAACATTTTTATCAATGGTAATCCGCGTGCGGCACTTGCGCTCAACGGCATGCTTAATCCCGACACGGGAGAAACAACACGTTTAAAGCGCTGGGGGCAAAACATCAAGAATTTTATGTCAAGGGCGTTTACGACGTGGAATCCGGAATTTATCGTTGGCAACCTTTCGCGCGACGTTATGTTTGCCGGCACTGCGGTAGCGATAAAGGAAGACGGCAGATACAACAGACAATACGCCAAGAATATAACGAGTATTCTGGCAAAGGGCAAACTTATAGGCCTTCTGCGCAAGTATAAGGCAGGTAGTCTTGACATGAGCATAGACATCGAACGCTACTTCTATGAATTCCTTACCAACGGAGGCGAGACCGGCTTCACGCAACTCAACACAGTGGATAAAGTAAAGAAAGATATGGAGAGGTTTATCCGTCAAGCCCAGGGAGGCGCGTCGACTATACCCGGCAAGGCCTGGCGAGGTCTGCTGAATGGCGTTGAGTTTATGAACCGATGCGCCGAGGACACGACACGTTTCGCCGTGTATATGACTTCTCGGCAGGTTGGACGCAGCGTTGCTGAAAGTGTATGGAATGCCAAGGAGATAACCGTGAATTTCAACAAAAAGGGCAGTGGTGCGTTAGGAGCGCGTTATATGAACTTTCTTTATGTGTTTTTCAATGCGGCGATGCAGGCATTGGGAAATGCAGGGCGATTGATAAAGAACCATCCTGTTAAATCTACGATTGCGATGGTGGCATTTATGAGTAGTGGTTTCCTGTTGCCAGTATTGGCGCAGGCGATGTGTGGACTGTTTGGTGGCGCCCCGGACGATTACTTCAAGTTGCCGGAGTGGGTGCGCCGCAACAATCTGGTGTTTTATGTTCCGTTTACCAATAAATTCATAACCATACCTATCGCACACGAATTACGACCCTTCTATGGAATTGGCGAATTGGCATATTCCACACTGATGGGAGAAGAAGATGCCGAGGACGCCATATTAAAGGGGCTGGAAGGTTTTACGGGCATATTGCCTGTGGACTGGACAGGCAATGGCGGCAATGTATGGGTGAGCCTTACACCGACAATAGCGCAACCTATTACCCAAGCGGCTGCCAATGTCGACTATTTCGGAAAGCCGATATATAAGCAGACGGCGTTTAATACAGAGGATCCCGAATGGGAGAAGGCATATCGGTCGACACATCCGGCATTTGTTGAGGCGTCGAAGTGGCTTTATGAAGCCACGGCCAATACAAACGAGGCGGGTCGGCTCGTTGGGGGAATCGACATAAATCCTGCTATCTCGCAGCACTTGATAGAATCCTACACCGGCGGAATGGGTAAGGCAATAAGCAAGACAAGCCGGACGATATCTGCGCTATGGGATGAGGATGCCCGTGAATTGCGAAATGTGCCGATTGTAAGCAAATTCTTGCAGAATGTGGATGAACGCGCCGTAGAGCGTAGGGATAATAACAAATATTTTGATTTCAGAGAAGAATATGAGGATTTGCAGCGCGACTACAGATATGTCAATGAGCAGCCGTTGGACTCTATCACAGGACATGCAGATAAACTTTCCGAATGGCTTGATAAGCCGGCAGGCCGGAGATTCCTTATACTTCGTGATTATATGAAAGATATCGACTATTGGCATCGTGTGGCTAAAAATGCGCCGACGGAGCGGATGAAAGAGCAGGCTGACAGCATGGGCAAAGATGTTATGTCGCAGATGATAGAAACGATGAAAGCACCTGAGGCATATCCCGATAGTGTGATTGAGCGCAGAATCAAGGAACTTGACCGCGAACGCAGACATCAGGAGCATAAGGTGGACCGACAGATGAGACGCGCGGAGCGGCGGATGAGAGACAACTCCAATAGTTAACATGGCATTGGTGGAGACAATATTTAACTTTGCCGCCAAACAAGTAGGCAGCGAGCAAAAGGTTGTCTCCCCCAACTTTCAACACGAATGACAATGAAGCTACGAAGAATGAGCGACGTATCTCGGCCAAGTGGCGACCATGAAGCCGACAGCATAAAGCGAAGCAAGGCAAGAAACCACGGTTGCGACCGAGGCCGTGCGCTTGAGGTAATACTCGAGGCGCAGGGTTATTACTTCAATATGGAACGGTTCAGACGTGACCGCGAACGCAACAAACGTTACAATTACGGCGATCAATGGAGTGACGTGGTTTGCGTGAACGGCAAGAAGATGACCGAGGAAGAATATATTATGAAGCAGGGAAACATACCGCTGAAAAATAATATGATACGTCGGTTAACGCGAAACGTTATCGGAGTGTTCCGCAGTCAAGCGACAGAACCAACATGTTTTGCACGTGACCGTGACGAACAAAAACTCGCAGAAACGATGAGTACGGCGTTGCAATACAACATGGGGTTAAACCGCATGACTGAGCTGTATGCCCGTACAATGGAAGAATTTCTTATCTCGGGAATGATTGTGCATAGAAAATGGTATGGTCGCCGCAATGACAAGGAAGACTGCTGGACTGATTATGTGCAGCCCAACAATTTCTTTGTGGACAACAATATGCGCGATTTCCGTGCGTGGGACTGCACCTGCATAGGAGAAATCCATGATGTCAGCTTTGAGGCCGTATGTCAGCAATTTGCCCATTGCCCGGCAGATTATCAATGGCTGAGCGAAATATATGCCGCCGCAAAAGACAGGCCGAGATTGCTTCAGGCGTGGGGTGAATTCGGCTATCCGCAGGACTATAACAACGATTTTCTAACACCGAGAGACCAAACACGTTGCAGGGTGATTGAGGTATGGAGAAAGGAAAGCAAACCTCGCTACTGGTGTCACGACTATAACAACGGCGACGTATTCAAGGTGGATATAGAAGACTACGACGAGTTAATAAAGTCGGAAAATGCCCGACGCATAGAACAAGGTACAAGCGTAGGTATGCCGTTAGAGGAAATTCCTCTTATACATGCCGAGTGGATGATGGATGATTATTGGTACTATTATTACCTATCGCCACTTGGAGATATTCTTGCCGAGGGAGAAACGCCCTACGAACATAAGAGTCACCCTTATGTGTTCAAGGCATATCCGTTTATCGACGGGGAGATTCATTCGTTTGTTGGCGATGTAATAGACCAGCAGCGATATACCAACCGCCTGATTACTCTTTATGACTGGATAATGCGCGCGAGCGCGAAGGGCGTGCTGATGATACCCGAAGATTGCATACCGCAAGGCATGTCCCCCGAAGAATTTTCAGAAGCATGGGCGAAATTTAATGGAGTAGTAATATACAAGCCTAACAAAAGCGGCCAGGTTCCGCAGCAAGTAGCGAGCAACTCGACCAATATCGGCATTAATGAACTGCTGCAATTGCAACTGAAATTTTTTGAAGATATCAGCGGCGTGAACGGCGCGTTACAAGGGAAGCCCGGTTATGCAGGAATGAGTGCGGCCTTATATAACCAGCAGACACAAAACGCCACAACATCACTGCTTGACCTACTTGAAGTGTTCAACAGCTTTATGACCGAAGCCGCTTATAAAGATGTTAAGAATATACAGCAATTCTACGACCACAAGCGAATGTTGTATATCGTAGGCCGTGCCGGTGCGGAGGTTGAATATGATCCGAAGAAGATACGGAATGTGGAGTTTGACCTAAACATCGTTCCGAGTACAGCGACCCCGGCTTACAGGGCAATGGCTAACGACTTCCTTATGGAGATATTCAAGACCGGCCAAATCTCGCTTGAGCAGTTGCTCCAGACCGGTGAATTTCCTTTTGCCGACCAGTTGTTGCAGTCATTGCAAAGCCAACGGGAACAATTGGAACAGGGCAAAATGCCCGACGGTGTTTCTCCGGAATTGCTTGCACAAACTCAGCAGGGAGCGAATATGGATGCTGTAAACCAACTTTATGGAGCCATGAGAGGTGCGCAGAAAAGGGCAGCCTAAATGGTGGCCGCAGATATGACGTGCGGCTTCATAGCTTTTCGGAGAGAGCCTCGGGCCACAGCCCGGGGCATTTCCATTTCATGGAAGCAGATGTGCAGTCCGATGGCACGTGTCATAAGAAGGTCGTCATGTTTGCCATCGATAGCGCCGAACGAGCCATTTTGCTTACGTTCGTATGTAAGGAATTCGTGAAGACAACGTTCATCACGTTCTTCATAAAGAGTTTCTCGTACCACCTTTACAAGTGTTGATATAATCATTGGCTTTGTTGCCACGTTGGTGTGGAATCCATATTTCCGTGGCAATCCTTGACGAATTTCATCTTCGGACTGTCGGCGAGCGTATAGATTTGGATATACATCTGCAAGTTGATTGAGTATGTATTGAGATTGGTCGCCGTCGACCTGCCGGGCGCGGTCGTGCGTTTCAAGGGTGTTGGATTCAATCACAAGCAGAGAGTTAGAATAATATGCCGCTATCTGCGCCGCTTTCCAAGCGAGTAAGTCAATATCAATATGTCCATACCATTGCGCCACGACCGAGGGCTTGCCTCCATTCATCATAAACAGACGGTCGAAAACGACTATAACCGACCAGTCCGCCTTGGCGGAACGGCCACCGACATCAACGACTGTAAGGTATCGGTTGACAATATCCTCGCGGTCGGAAGGGTCGTATGGGTCGGGATGCGACCATACCCACAACTGCCCTTGCCTGTCTTCACGAAATTTTAAAACGTTTAGAGCGTCCTTGCCTTCGTCGGCATAACCATAGACATCGCCAACTTGCCGGGGAGGACAACAGGTGCGCTTCAGTTTTTCGACAAGATACTTATCGAACACCGACGCGCCTGAATTTACAAAAGCCTCTACGTCATCAGAAGGACATTCCGCTGCCATTGAACCATGTTGCTGGTGCTTAGTCCTTTCAACGACATACCAATGAATTGCTTCAAGCGTTGCTCCTTTCTGCCATAACCTCCAAAGGTAGCGTCCCGGCTCCTCGCGGTCGGACATGGCGTTATCATTCTCACGGTTGTCATAAAGAAATCTTGCGAAATCCAGTCTTTCGGTATCGGAGGTAAAAGGAGTGCGGTTCCAGTCAATCTGGAACCAAGATATAAACAATGCTGTAAACTGCGTCTGACCCTTTCGCGCTGCTTCGTATTCCTTATGAAAGAAATTGCCCATTCCGTTTGCCGTGGATTCATAGACAATCATTGTGAAAGGCTTATTGAGAACGCCGGAGCATGCAGAGCGGACAATATCGGCAGGCTTCTTGCCTTCAGTAGCTTTCCACAGGCCGACTTCGGAAAGATGAACAAGAGCATAGTCACCGCCACGGCAAGAATCCGGCCTCTCAGCAGTGCCAATCTTAATCTTGCAGTTGCGTTGAGGAACGCGAAAAATCGACCCTGATTTACCTACGCCAACCATTTTTGCTTCGTTAGGTGCATAACTTTCGCCGAGGCGGTAAAGCATTTCAAGGGGATATGCTTTAATCATACGGTCAAACATGTCCTTAATTTCATCAGACGCGGTACCTTGATGTGCAATAATCAACGAGTTCAAACCTTGCCTATGACACAGCTGCAACCAAGCCATATATAATTGAGATGTGGTTGATCCACCCCACTGGCGAGCCTTGAGCAAAACTATTCGTATGGGCTTACCCGCAAGTCGGGCGGCTTCGAGCGATTCTACAAAAAGGCGTTGAGGATAAGACAATCGGAATAATACTTCCGGGTCTCCCTCTACATTCTTATTCTTTATATAAACGTATGTTGCTGCCCAAAACGGAAAATCGAAGCGGCAACGCAATCGGACAAATTGCTCTACAACTTGCTCTCTTTCGATATCCGTCGGCTCAACATCGAAGACTGAACGCAGAAACGCGTCGATAGACTTCGCATTTATCAACGACTTTACAAGTGGGATAATTAACATTGGGCGAGGTAGCCATTGTACGGGAATCGGAAATCCCTCAATCGCAACACGGACGCGGTCACCAATAGAGCCTTGGCCGGTAATGGGGTTAAACTTGGCGAATATTATACTATTTCTTCGGTCGTTTTCTTTGATTATCCGCTCTATTGCAGTATTGCTCATAGAATCCACTTTTTATTTTGTAGATAGTTTCAGTAGCCGTGCGCGGCGCCATATAGAATTTAGGAGCCGGAGAATTAACAACCATGCAAACAATATCAAAAGGCTTCGCATTGGGCATTTGTTTGGCGAGGCGAAGATAACGTCGAAATATCTCCTCAAACATTTCACGTTTTGTCGGTCGCATATTAGCGAGAGCGTCCTTGCCACGTAGCAGTTGTGATATAACCACAGCCGCACGCTCCTCGGAAATCCAAAAACGAGCAGAGGGCAAATTCACAATACGCTCTCCAAGGATTTCAACACTTAAAATCGGCAATGAAGCTACAATATATCGATAGGCGCGCATAAGATCAAGATTGCGCAGCCGCGTGAATTCGAGTATGCAGCCGATGTATTTCATTGCGATAGTTATTTATCCAGCGGGGCAATGCGTTTCATGGAAACGATTGCATTGCGAAAAAAGATGAGACATTGATAATGGTTGATTATTACGATATTAAAGTTACGCATTAGTTCTCCAAAAGTTAAAATGTGCGAGCGGCAATGTTGGCTTAACTTTGCGTATACGAATAGAAACCAACATTACGCAATACGCAAAATGGCTACCAATGAACAAGTTAAGAGCAAACGCGACCTACTCAACGAGCGGCTCAAAAGCAAATATCCGGACCGTGAATATGCTGACGATGAGGCATTATTCGGGCAAATCAATGACGATTATGACACTTATGACGGAGAGTTGAGCGGTTTTCGAGCGCGAGAAAAGTCTCTTGTCGATATGTTTAACCGCGACCCACGGAGTGCGCAATTCCTTACAGACATGGCTAAAGGCCAAGACCCCTGGTCTAACCTTATCCGACGCGTGGGTGTAGAGGGTATGACAGATATTCTAAATGATCCAGACAAGCAGGAAGCATTTGAAGCCGCCAATAAGGAATATCTCGAGCGTGTGGCAAAAAGCAAAGAACTTGACGAGCAATACGACCGCAACCTCGCCGAATCGCAGGCCACCGTAGCGCAGATGCAGAACGAACTTGGCATTGACGATGATACTATGGACAAAGCTCTTGACTGGCTTGGCCAAGTTGCGAATGAAGTGCTGTTGGGCAAATTCACCAAAGAAAGTATCGAAATGGCATTGAAAGCCATTAACCATGATGTGGATGTGGAAACAGCAAGCCAAGACGGCGAAGTTCGCGGTCGCAACTCACGAGTTGAAGCCAAATTGCGTAAGCCAAGCCGCGGCGACGGTATGCCTACGCTTGCCGGCAGCAACAATAGTCCGCGAGGTGGCGATGAGAGCAAGAGTATCTTCGATTTAGCGGCAGAGGCCAAATGAAAGATGAGATAGTAAAGTTTGTAGAGCGCCCTCAGTTAAAGCCAAGCCAAGGCTCAGCCGGCTTATACAGCCAGTTGTACGGGATGGCAACCACAATAAGCAATTTAGCAAACGCGTCCGGCGGCATATCCGGCGGCAACATAATAAAAACATCAGTAAAATAACACTTAAAAAACAAAACTATGGGAGAAGTTTCTACCGAGGGTAATGTAGCCGTAGGCGGCACAGCCCCAACCCCCAGCCCCGGACATGCAGGTGTAAACAGTCAACTGCCCGGGGAGTCCACGACAGTCAGCAATGTAGCCGGCGCGACCGGCGGTATTGAGGGCGGACACCTCATTGAATCATATATTGACAAAGAACTTTTCAAGTTTGAGAGCGATGACACGCCACTTATGCAGCTGATGCTTTATGCCAAGCGCGTATCAGTGAACGCACCGGAAATCGAACATTTCGCAATCGATGAGCCACGTGCCTGTGTAAGCACGACAACCGCCGTGGGCGATGGCACCTCACAGCAGGCCATACTGCCTCTCGCTGTGGCTGACAAGCAGCTTATCAACGCATATACGACTGTACTGTGCAAGGGCGTTGACGGTTATACGCCCGACGGCAAGACTAAGACACCCGGCAAAGACCTCATGCTTTTTATAACCGGTCGAGACAGCGTATCGAGCAATCCTATCGCCCGCGCCGTAAACGGACCCAAAAGTGATCCGAACGACGAACTATGTCTTGTTCCTGAAATCCCCGCCGGTACAACACTTATCATACTTGCCAACGCGATGTATGAAACACAGATGCACGTTCAGCCCGACCTGGTGATTCCGCAGCCTACAAAACTGTATGCGCAGAAACGTGGTATGAACAATATCGTGAGCGACTACTTCGAACATGTCAAAAAGCGCATTCCATATGGCAAGGCTCTTATAGCCGAGGCTCAAATTCGTAACTTCAAGGTTAAGGGCAACCGTACCCTATGGGCAAGCCGCGCAAGCAAATTCTCCGTCGAAACTGAACTGGGAGTACAAACCATCTACACGACAGAAGGTGTACGCTGGCAAATCAAACGCCACCTTGACCATAGCGGTAAATGGACATATGAGCAGCTTATCGCTTTGGCAAAGATGATATTTACAGGCGAAGATGTCCCCAAAAACGTGGTGATTCTCGCAGGTAAGAACTTCATCGAGAACATCCAGTGTATCGACTACTCGAAGCACCCCGAAGTGCAGATTTCCGTTAAATCCAACCCCGTCGGCTGGAAAGTAACCGCTGTCCACACCGTGTTCGGCGAGTTCGAAATCAAGCATGACGCAACTCTCGACCGCCTCGGCTGGAGCAATAGTGCCGCAGTACTCGCATACGACCGCCTCGTTCACTACGTGTACTCACAGGAACACAAGAAGAACGAAAATATCGAAGGACATGAGGCAAAACGAGAGGCTACCCTTGTATGGGATGCACTCGGCCTGAAAGGCTCTGCGCACATCTGGATTGACGGAGAAGGCGAATGTGCGGAAGAAGGTGCAACTACATTTGTCATGTGGGATGACGAGGAAGCACCCGACGCGCCTGCAACAGGGAAGGTGTATGTGCTTCTCAACGATTGCCCGGCTATTTCCGCTAATGCCGTAAGCGGTTCTATGTGGCAGTATGACGGCACAGCATGGAAAGAATATACCGGTCAGCTTGTTGTATCCGCGTCTGCGTAAGCATAAGGTAAAGCTAATGACCACGGGGGCGGACGGTGCGAAACACGCCGCTCCGCCCCCATTTTTATAACTTACAAAATACTCAAATAATGAAACGGAGTAAAAAAGTATATGGTGTATATAACATTGTTGAATGGTACGCCAACATCCGAGCCGGAAAAGCCAGCGTTAGGGTGCTTTTTAGTGGCGGAGCTATGACCACGCAGGGGGTAACCCCGGCAACGTTTGCCACTACCGACCCCATAGTTCAGTTGGCGATTGAGCATAGCGAGCCATATCGCAACGGAAAAATCAAGTTAATCAAGACATATCCGACCAACGAAGATGTGACCGTGGAACGAAACCGGCATAAGGATACCGTTACTGTTGAGGAGCGCATTGATTCGTCCGATTCTATCGCCAATGCTGTTGAGAAAGAGATTTCCGGCGATACAGCCCCGGCAGATTCTCCAATAGAAGAGTCAATAGACCACGATGTCAACAAAGGAATAGAATCGACAGAGCCGGACCACGAAGACGCAATCATTGTTAAAGTTGCATGCGATCGCGACGCGGCAGAGTATTTACGCGATAACTTTGGTATTGCTTTAAGTAAGTTGCGCAGCAAGGATGCTATTTCTGCTGCGGCAAAGCAATACGGAGTGTCATTTGACTATAATATCGAGAGCATCGATACCGAGGAGTAGCTATGATATTCAAGATAAGCGGCATAATGCGTGATGTGCGTGTGTGTATCGACGAGAACCAGACAAGTGAGGCTCTGTTATCGGACGGCGATATTGACACATTGTCGCTTAACGAGATAATAAGGCAGAAGATTGTTGAGGCGGTGCGCCGTGTGCATACGGATGCGCCTACGTATCTGCTTGAGAGCGGCCATAACTTCGCCGACGCGGTGTACTGGGGCGATATGGAGAGCGGGTATATTATGCTTCCCGATGACTTTATGCGGCTGATATCGTTTCGGATGAGTGACTGGGAGAGGACGGTTTACACCGCCATATCCACCGAGGATGAGGAATACGAAAAGATGAGCAGCCGGATAAAGGCCCTTCGGGGCACCGCGCAAAGGCCAGTCTGTGTGATAGCCATTCGGCCCGAGGGAAAAGTCCTTGAATTTTATTCGTGCAAGAGCGAGAAGGCATATGTGTCGAGAGCCACTTATCTTCCTTATCCTAAAATTGATGAGTATGGCGGCATCGATATAAGCGAGCGGTGCTATACGGCTGTGGTGTATACTGCGGCGGCATTGGTATTGAATACCTACGGAGGGGATAAGGCTTCCTCATTTTTGGAACTTGCAAAAACAGCGTTACAATGAAAGCAGAACGTGCACAGCAGATAGACGGAGATGTGGCGGTAGGCCGCAATGTGATTGCCGGGGGTAATGCCAAGATTCGCGGCAACGTTAAGGTCGGCCATGACTTGAAAGTCGAGGGTTGGCTTGAGGCTCCGAATATAAAGGGGGCGAACAAGGGGCTGTTTAAGATAAAAGAAGATTTGGATGCGGCCTATCCCTATCCTGAACCGGGGTGGATTGCCTTGGTGGGTACAAGTTTGCCGGCCGATGTGTATATTGCCAACAAGGATGGGAAGTGGGTTCCTGCCGGAGGCAAGAGCGGAGAGGTCGTGATGGACCTGTCCGGGCTTGATGAACTTGATGAGAGGATTGACGAAATTGAGGATGCCGTGGTGGCAGAGCGTGAGCGAGCCGAGGCAGCCGAGAATGAAATCACATCAAAAGTAGAAGCAGAGAAAAAACGGGCCGAGGCAGCTGAGTCTGAAATAAAAGCCCTGGTCGATGGAGAACGGCAACGAGCCGAGGCCGCGGAAACCGCTATTGAAGCATCGGTGGCTACTGAAAAGTCACGCGCCGAAGCTGCGGAGGCGGCACTGTCTGATGCTGTGGCGGCTCTCGGGATAAAAGTGTTTGCGCGGAGTTTTGAGTCGGTAGATGACGATTACATGATTCAATATCTCGAGGACAGCCGCAACGACGGGTCGGTATATTATATCGATGATGAGGATGCTTTTTACAGGCAGAATGCCGGCACCATTGAGATTGCACAGGACTATATGGCCGGCGGTAAGCCACGCCAAGTGTTTTACCGAAGCACGGACGATAATCTGCTTTACCGTCATGACGGACAAGGCCTTGTGCTTATTGCGGATGAGAAGATGCTTGTGGCTATTCAAAAGTCTATACAGGCCGAGAGGGAAAAGCGCCAGGACGGCGACCAGGCTTTGAAGAAGATGCTTGAAGATTTCAAGACGTCACTTGAAGCCAATATTGCCGCGGAACGTGAGCGCGCTGAGGCTGCCGAGGCCGAGTTGCAGAAAAGCATAGACAAAAATGTCGCGCTGCTTGCCGAGGCCAACATCCGCGTCTTCGACAGCATCATATTAAACCGGAAGTTCCTCATGTATCCGACATTGTCGCCCGGCGACATCGTCTACTCAGTGGACGACAATGGCTTTTACCGCTACTCCGAAAAGGTGAGTCTCGAGCCGTTTGCCTCGGGCGTCGACCTGCCCGGCGGCTCAATCTCTACCCCCAAGTTTTCGTTTATGTCCCATGCTGAATACATGGACGGCGACGCGCCCTCTTCGTCGATACTTTACCGTAGGCGTACAACGGCCGAACTTTACCGCTATGATGCAGATTCGGCTACGTTGGTGCGCTACTCAGACGCGCAGACCACGGTACAGCTGGGAACAGTAGAAGCGCTTACTCCGGAGGAAAGCGAGGCGATAGCGCAGGAAGTGTTTGGCAAAGACCCGCAACCCGGAGAATGGCTTACTGGCATGACCCGTGAGGAGGGAGAGGAAATGGCAAGGGAGGTTTTCAGCTGCTAATTTTTTTCGACATAAGCGACATAAGCGATATAACGATTTAACCGATAAACAACTTTTTATTAACTTTTAAAAACTTACGATTATGGAAGAAAATGCTAAGAAGTATGTAACGGGCGAGGCGCTGGAAAGCGCGCTGATTGTGGTGAAGGACCACATGGTGCAGCCCGGCGATCTGAAAACAATCAACGGCGAGAACATCGTCGGCTCGGGCGACATCAAAATCGACCTGTCGCTCTACAAGGTTGTGAGCGCGCTGCCCACCGCCGATATCGACGAAAACAAAATCTATCTTGTGCTGTCGGCGGCCGCCGGCGAGGCCAACAAGTACACGGAGTATGTGCGTGTCTCGGGCGCGTGGGAAAAAATCGGCGAATACAAGGCCGACGTGGACCTCACTCCCTACGCCAAGACCGCCGATGTGGAGGCCAAGGTGAAGGTTGCCACCGACGCCGCCGCCAAGAACGCCGGCGACATTGCCAAGAACGGCGAGGCCATCACCGCCTTGCAGACCACAGCGGGCCAGAAGGCCGACAAGACGTATGTGGACGAGACTTTCGTTAAGCAGGCCGACCTCGACTCCGCGGTGATGACCGAGGCCGAAGGCACGGCTCTGGCCGAAGCCCTGTTTGCGTAATCAATGCACGATTCACAATGCACAATGCACGATTGGGCTACGCGCCGCAGGTGATTGTGCATTGTGAATCGTGAATTTTAAAATAAATTATTATGGAAGATAAAAAGATAGTTTCGGAGGACGCACTGCGTGGCGCGCTGGGCGTGGCGGCCGACAAGACTACGGAGA